CAATAAAAATTCCTAGTTTTTTCATTTTATAAATCCTCCTCTTTTACAAACACCCCGTCAATCATCTTACCTTTGCGGTCTTTGATGACCTCATAAGCTTCTTCTAAGCAATTTTCAGCTGTAGTTCCATTACAAAATGAAACCGTACTAACCACACTGTCAAGAAACATCAAGTCTGCTTTGATTAACGGAATCTGTGTCTCGTTGTGGCAGATATGAGCGTATAGCTTCTGAGCGATATTACCCAGACTAGAAACCATCAGCAATAATTCAAGCTCCTGTTGATTGGCTGAAATCTGAGCGCCGTTCTTGATTTGTTGTTCAAGCCCAATCAAGACTACTTGAATATCTCCAAGCGCATCATAGATCAGTTCAGATTTATCCTTTGCAATGCCTTCGAACAATTCTCCCGACTCTTCCATGAGCTTCAAGAATTGCTTGACGGGATTTGCTTCATGTAGATTTCTGTCAACAAACCACTGTTGAACCTTTTCTTCCAAATTCATTTTTGTATTCATCTTATTTTTTCTCCGTTTTCTTCGTAATCAAGTAGTAGCAATCAACTGCTCCGTAATCAATCCTGATGTTTTCTCCGTTCATGCTTTTCCGAAAACGTGGATGATTGATAGCTGAGTAACTAGCTTGATGTTTCTTTAATTCGTTTATTGCGCTATGTATGTGGCCAAAACTCCCAATGAGTATCTTGCGGTGACCGTTGTAAATGAAGTAGAGTTCAATCATCAATACCTCCTAAAATTTCATAAAAGCCATCCAGTGAGTTGTCCCACGTTGCTGACCGAAAAGCGGTTGATGCGGAACCAATTCCAAAATTTCCTTAACATTTACTTGAGCATCAGACCACTTGAAAATAAGTGTTCCCCCTGTTTTCAAGACCCTAAAACATTCTTCAAAACCTTGTTGTAAATCTAACCTCCAAGTCAGTAAATCTAATTGTCCATATTGAGCACGCATGAATGACTTCTGGCCAGCCCATAGAAGATGAGGTGGGTCGAACACAACAAGATTAAATGTTTCGTCATCGAATGGCATATCTCGAAAATCTGCAACAATGTCTGGCTTAACATTAATTTTCTTTTTGTGAATCTCAAATTCCTCTTCACGTCTATCTATGTATGTTGTGTGTGGTTCCTTTTTATCGAACCAAAACATTCTAGACCCACAGCACGCATCTAGTATTCTGATATCTTTCATCCCTCCACCTCCACTGGATAGAAATTTCCAAAGGATACTCTCAGCGCCTTGCCAACCTGTACGGCTGCCGCCCGAGAAACAAACCGCAAGGCTTTCTTCTCCTCAGAACATGAAATGTCCAAGCCAGTCATACCGATAACAGCGGACCTCAGAAACGGCTTATCCTCTCTTGTCCCATGCTTTAAAATAAACATCAGCCGCCCCCATTCTCAAGCCTTTCAAGTAATTCACGTTTCCGTTTTTCAAGCTCTTCCTTATCCTCCTCACTCGTAGTATTCACATAGTTAGGTTGAGACCATTCAGGAACGTTGGATTTTGCTTGTCCTGGGCGGTTGTTGATTTTACTTTCTCTGTATTGACGCTCACGTTCATCCACTGCTGCAATCGTCAAAACCCCGTCTTTTTTCCAATTGGTCAAAATCGCTTTAATATAACTAAAATTTCTTTTACCATTGTCAGCAGCAAGACCAATTGCTTTCAGAACAACTTTCGCTTCCATTCCATCCAAAGTGATGAACTCTTTCAAGATTTCAAATTGAGTTCCATCTAACGGAGCAATACGAGATTGATATTCTTCCACGATGAGTTCGACTGGATTTTTATCTTTATCTATATCTTTCTCTATCTCTATATCTTTATCTATCTCTATATCTTTATCTATATCTCCGTTACACTTTGTTTCATCGGTGTTACATTGTAACGCCTGTTTGTTCTCTCGAAACTTGCGAACCCTTCTGGCAGTTGCTGTTTCACTACCTACCATCTCAGGAACTTGCTCTAAGAAATAATCCCTGTCATTTTTTCTAGTCAACAAGCCCTTGCTTTCCAAGAAAATCAAAGTAATTTTAATATCTTCGACATTCTCATCAATGACAAGAGCGATTTCTTCAGCTAGATTGTCAGCAAGTCCATCATAGTAGATGTGCCCACCATCCTCTAAACTAATCAACATCATTTTGAGATAGATGATAGTGTGTGTATCTCCACCTGCAATCTTACGAAGCAATTTCATTTCTTTGGACTTGAAGAAATCCTGAGCTAGTTGAATCCAGTAGTATCGCTTGTTTTTAACTACCATTGATACCCTCCGTTTTAATTCACAAATGTTTCTTTTCGTGTCACGGAATCAATGTCCACACGTCGGCCAGTTTTAAAGTCGATAAACCCTTTTTCAACTTGTGACGCTTGAAATTGAATCTTCTTCTTTGATCTCATGGCCATTTTAAGCTTGATATTCATAATCAGCGATTCAATCAAGACCACTGAAACTACTGTGCATACTGTGATAATTTGTAAATTGTTCATGTTTTTTATCCTCTTTTTGTGCTATAATATAGTCAAATAATTTTGCTAAGACCTTGTCCAGAAGCCTTTTAGTAAAGTTATTATAGTTGATTAGAGAGCCATTCTTTGATGGCTCTTTTTGACCATTTCTTACCAGGTAATTCCTTTGGAAATCCCTTCATGTAACGATAATTATCTGAAAATGTGTCATACTTAATTCCTAGAAATTCACAGGTAGTGCTCACATCCATCAACTCTGGATAGTGGTCACTATCTTTTTCTATTTCAACCAGCCTTGTGATTGTGTCCTTGATAATGGATTTAATCCATTCAGACAGTGAAAGTAGAACATTGTCCATCTTGTTCCCCTCCTAAACTTCGTCAAATGAGTTCAATTTCATGATTTTCATCTTAGTGTTGGTGCTTGGCTCCCAAGTCATCCAATAGGCCAATGCGGCTTCTGCAAACTTTTTCGGTAATAGGTCATAGCGACTAATATTAAAATGATCCTTGAAATCAATCTCAGCTTGTCGAAATACCGACTGAGCGAAAGTCTTATCCGCATAAGCAGGACTATCAATACCACCAAGGCAAGCCACGACACGAGCTTTACGCTTCTTCAGGAGCGACTGAGCATAACTTGGGTGAATCGGTTGCTCACTCTTGAGGTAGTCAATATCTTCCAGCATAGTCGCCTGTTGCTCACGCAATTTCTTCTGACCAGTAAAGAGAGCGATAAAGGCATCCTCATCCAAGTCCTCACGGATAAATCCACCCTGCTTGCGAATGGCTGGCAAGACCTCTGATGTCACCCAGCGCTTGAACTCTTTTGCTTGTGGAAGCTTACTTGAAAGAATGAGAGAGTAGAGACCAGATTCGTTGATGATTAACATATCCTGTGTTCCGCCACTAGTAGGGATGCCCTGTTTTAGGGCGTCCTCTTCATCAACATGAAGAGCAATCGCATTTCTAGCCTTGCTATATCCTAAGATATCCGCAACATCCTTCCCAACGAACCAAGGCTCGTCATCAATTGTCAAAGTACGGACTTCCTGCCCGTGAAAATTAAAAATTTCGTTCATAGTGTTCCTCTTCTTACTTTTCCTAGTGTTAAAATAGTTTCCCAAACATCTAGTCCCTCAAGACTATCAATCATCAGCTGACTAAGTTGGTGATTTTTCTTCTGCCAATTCTGTATTATTTTTGCTTGCATGTATGAACCTCTTAGCGATTTCTCCAAGGATTCTCAATCCCTAAAACATCTGCAACTTTTTCCTTAAGAGATTCACTACCTTTTCCGTATCGCAACAATTCAGAAATAACCGAACGGGCAACAGGAACGTGCTTAGCTAACTCAGCTTGAGTCATATCCAGCTCAATCAAACGAGTTTTGATTTTAGCCTTGATTATTTTTAGTTCTTTACTCATATTTTTCCTTTCTATATTTCTCTGCTTCTTTTGAAATTTTCAAAAGCATTGAAAGTCCCCCAACTACTCCATCTAGATACCCTCGCCCATAATCTGTCGCTAAGAGTTCCAATAATTCTTTCAGGTCTTCTTCGTTCATCCCTGACCTCCTTTTAAAAAATTATCTAAAAAGTTAGCGAACTTCTTGACAAAAAACAATCTATAGTTTAGAATTTAATCATAGAGAAAAGACCTACTAAAAGTAAGGTTCTACCTAGAAAACGGACGCCAATCAGTTTTGTAAGGCTTTATTTTTTAGTTGTCTTGTTCGCTAACTCTTTAGCTTACAAATAATATTCTAAACTATAGATTGTGTTTTGTCAACAGATTTGCAATCAAAAGTTTAAATATTTTTTGTCATGCCTTAGAAAGGTTGATAAATCAATGTTTTCTTTGTTCGAAAAAATAAAAGAACTTTGCCAAAATCGTGGAATTTCTATAAATTCTCTTGAAGAAACATTAGGATATAGTAGAAATACAATCTATAGTATGAAAAACAAAAAACCAAATGCTGAACGTCTTCAAGAAATTGCTGACTACTTCAACGTGTCCACAGATTATTTACTTGGTCGCACGGATAATCCTAATATTGCAGATAGTCAGAATGACCCTGCTGTGGATAATCTCACAAAACAAGCTATTGTCCTTTTTCGTAAGGAAACTGAAGGTCTTTCAGACTCTCAAAAAGAGCGATTTAATACAGCTCTTGAAGGGTTGATGAAAACAGCAAGACAACTAATTCAAGATGACTCTAATTGGAAGTAGGTGATTTATTGGAATACAATCCATTGACAAGGGAACAGTATTTTAAATATCACAAGAAGGCTTATCAAATATTAAGCCAAATTGAGAAAGAAACTGAACGTATTAGCTACCATGATGTTATTAAATATTTTGAAAAATGTTATCCAATTTTATTTAATTTCATTGACTACGACGAGATGAAAGAATACTATCCAGAATTGCAAGACTATCAACCTACTGATAAAGATATTAAGTATAAAGGGTTGGTTTCTAATCAAACAGTCACATATACTGATAGAGTATTATGTGAAAGTTGTGCTGGATTGACTGTACCTGATCTAGACCTAGAACGGTATATCATCTATATCAATCAACATACTAATACTAAAGGACGTGTTATTTTTACAATATTACACGAACTTAGCCACATATACTGTCATCTTGCTAACGCTCAGCATCAGCCTATCTATATGTCGCTTATGAGCAAAAATGCTAGCGAAAAGTACCCAGAAGAGCTGATTCTAATAGAAAAAGAGGCTGATACAGTCGCCTCAATCTTATACTTAACAGATGAACGACTAAGGAAAGCACTCATTACAAGAGAATCCTTTGAGTCTATACAATATGAAACCAACATCAGTAAGCCAGCTCTACACAATAGACTGATGAATTACTTGATTTATAACTTACAATATGCTGAAAGCTATGCCCTCAAACTCGTCTTGAATTATAGACAAGGTGGAGAGCAGATATTCAATATCTTAAGATTACACAGGAATATTTAGGAGGTGTATATTATGATTTTTTGGTTTTTGTTGGCTCTACTATCAGCTTTCTTTCTCTATAAAAATATCAAACAAGGGAAAAAGGCTTGGAAAATACTATCTGGATTATTTCTATCCATCTCTCTACTCTTTCTATTAATAAGTACAGTAGGAAATAACAACGAAAAGAAAAAAGAAGCAGCATTAGAAGATTATTATTCTATTTATGAAAATTATATCAAAGATAGAGATAGTGATATAGTTGACATTAAGGTTGAGAAAAAATCTGAAGAAATCAGAATAATCTATCCCAAATCTATTAATACCCTTAGTAGCTCAGATATGACTGAAAAATTAAAAAAACCATTGGCTCACTTACAAGTGACCTTTGATTCATGGAAAAAAACATCTGATTATGATTTCAAAGAAACTTACTATCCTCGCTTAGCTTTCTATGACGATGATGGGAATGTAATTGCTACAACTAGCACATTACAAGGGAAAATCTACTTAAAATAACCAAAAAAAGCCCCACAATCACCCTCGCCAAAGTTTGATTGTGAAGCTTAGCCTTATAAAAAATCAGCCATTAAAAAGGCCTCTTTTCTATACCCTATTTTACACCATGAAAGGGGTGATGTCAATATTCTCAATGTTTAGACCTTGTCCAGAAGCCAATAAACAAGGAGAATACAATGAAATATAATAAAACAAAATACCCAAATATCTATTACTATGAGACTGCAAAAGGTAAGCGATATTATATCAGACGTTCTTTCTATTTCCATGGTAAAAAGAAAGAGATTACTAAAAGTGGTCTCACAACCCTTCCACAAGCTCGTGCAGCCTTGACAGAGATTGAGCAACAAATCCAAGATCAAGAATTAGGTATCAATACGAATCTAACGCTCGATCAGTATTGGGATATTTATTCTGAAAAAAGACTGTCAACAGGACGCTGGAATGATACTTCCTACTACCTCAATGACAATCTCTACAAGAATCATATCAAGCCAAAGTTTGGTTCTGCCCTGCTTAAAAATTTGGATAGAAATGAGTATGAACTCTTTATCGCTGAAAAGTTGCAGAACCATACCAGATACACTGTTCAGACCCTCAATTCCAGCTTCATGGCATTGCTGAATGATGCCGTTAAAAATGGAAATCTGCTCTCAAATCGCTTGAAAGGTGTCTTTATTGGCCAGAGTGATATCCCTGCTGCTAACAAAAAAGTAACTCTCAAAGAGTTCAAGACTTGGATAGCAAAGGCAGAAGAAATCATGCCAAAACAATTCTACGCTCTGACCTATCTTACCATTTTTGGACTGAGAAGAGGAGAAGTCTTTGGATTGCGCCCAATGGACATCACTCAGAACGACAGTGGACGGGCTATACTGCATCTTAGAGACAGCCGAAGCAACCAGACCTTGAAAGGGAAAGGAGGGCTTAAAACGAAAGATTCGGAGCGATACGTCTGCCTTGATGATGTCGGAACAGACCTCATCTATTATCTGATAGCTGAAGCCTCTAAAATTAAGCGAAAGTTAGGGATTATCAAGGAACAACAAAAAGATTATATTACCCTGAACGAAAAAGGCGGTCTCATCAATCCAAACCAGTTAAATAGAAACTTCAATCTAGTGAATGAAGCAACGGGATTGCATGTAACACCTCACATGATGCGCCACTTCTTCACGACTCAAAGCATTATTGCAGGAGTTCCACTTGAACAATTAAGCCAGGCGCTGGGCCATACAAAAGTCTATATGACCGATCGTTATAACCAAGTTGAGGATGAACTTGCTGAAGCGACAACAGACCTATTTCTTAGTCATATTCGCTAAAAAGTCCCCGCCAAAACCTCAAAAAGTCCCCGATAATTCCCCGACCAAAATCCGAAAAATACCCGAAAATATCGGAAAATGATTTTTAGAATAGTCCCTAAAAGCCTGAAATAGAGCCAAAAAACTCCACCTGATTGGGTGGAGTTAAGGGAGATTATTATGAAAAAGAAAAGTTTAGGATTTCTATTAAATAAAGTTAGGAGGTCTTTATTTAATGATTA